AATCCCCCTATTTGGATCCCACTAACTTCTTTACCATTGATGAATATTCTTTTCGCAAATTCATACATATTTGAAGATATGCACGATTTCGGAATTGATATTCCAACATCAAGTTGTTTCATTATCTCTTGATACATTTTAGCTACATCATCATGGTATATCACTATATCATCACCAAGAATCATATAGAATTTTTCTTTAAGATTCAATGTGTGGTGAATATAATGTAATACAACATGATGGGATAGTGTAAATGTACTCCAAGACGAATATGCTCCCATAGGTTGACCACAATTATAAGTAATTGTTCTGTCTTCCCATGGAACATAAAATGGAAAACTTGTTAATATCATTCTCCAAGCCAAAGCTGTCTGCTCACCGAAACATTCCTTTATAAACATTTCTTGAAATGTTATAGGGAATCGATCTGTGGCAGCACTAAGGTCGAAGGAATAATATTTATGTCCGTCAGGTTTATTAGTTATAGTAGGACATTGTGTGAACGTTCTATCAGTTGGGATTGTCCGTAAAAAGTTAAAATGAATACTATGTATTTGTTTTAACCATGTTTGGGACCAGTAATCAAATATCGCGATTATTCGTGATTTTGCTTCCGGATCCTTAACAACAGATAATCTTCTAACATGATAAGACGATGGATCTTGTCTAAATTTGTTATTAATATCCATTACCATTTCTACACGATCTTGATAAGATCTGTGATTAAATTGAGAGAATTTTTTATCTCTAAATTTAAAATCGAAAGGTAGTTTGATATTTTTCCAATACTTAGTAACAAGGTACCATTTTTCAACAATGATAGTTTTGAAAATCTCATCATAATGGATCATTGTAGATCTGATTGATGTGCTCATTAATATTGTTTTCAATATTTCTGGCATAAATTTTAGGTCCATCAATGCATCTCTTGTAGCTCTTCCTATTGGACCTGATTTATTACTATAATGTAAATCCGTCACCTCAAAGTATGTTCTAAGTTTTAACTTAAAATTATACTCTTGAAGAAACAATGGGATATGTAAACTTAGTTTACGTTCCATTATCTGGTTTGCACCAGATGGTTTTATTAGAGTGGATAAATCAGGATCTTTCCAACCAGGGAGTGTTCTTGAAATAGATAATAATGTAAACACAAATCTTAGAGCAATGGGATCTCTTGATTCAATTAAGCTATGTAAATAACTTATTTGTTTTGGAAGACCATTGATCCGATTGATACCTATAATCATTTTAACCTCTTTCTGAGGATTATCTGATAAATAGGACATCACAATTTGTTTTATCATTTTGATATAAGCAATTGTCCAAATCGGCCCATTCTCTTTATTCCATTTTGCAACTTGGTTTATCCAAGTACGCGAATGGTCTATTGAGTCTGGAACTTTAGGAAACCAAATTAACACTATCCAATATAAAATTTTTTGTATTAGGTTAAAGTTAATTTTTTGTGTCATTATGTTATTTTAATGATTATGTTTGAAGACTACGATTCCATTCCATTTCTG